CCCTTTTTTACCACAAGGATCAACCACTTATGCGAGGCACTCCCATCCGAAAGGCCGTAAACAAACACAAATCAGCGGCCCACTTCCGAAACAACGTCCGAAAAACCCACATCCGCAACGTCAAAGTACAGCCACGACGAGGAGGGTGGCGACTCTAATGCCCTGTTACCACCCTGTGCGTGCATACCGCACGCCAGGAGGGACCATCACCTTCAAGGAGGGGGGGGACAGCGGGTCAGCCCTAGACCTTCCCTGCGGCCGCTGTATCGGCTGCAGGATCCAACGAACACAGCAATGGGCGCTGCGCTGCATGCACGAAGCCGCCATGCACGACGCCAACAGCTTCATCACCTTGACATACGGAGAAAATTGTGATCCAAGCCTCAACTACCACGACTTCCAAAAATTCCTCAAAGCGCTCCGGCGTACAACTCCAATTCGATTTTTCGCTGCCGGCGAGTACGGCGCTCTGCACGAACGACCGCACTGGCACGCGCTTATCTTCGGCCACCACTTCGACCGCTGGCACCAGGTCTCCGAACAAGCCTGGGCATCACACCAGCTGGCAAATCTATGGCCACACGGGCACTCGAGCACGGGGGATGTCACCCAACAAAGCGCCGCATACGTAGCCAGTTACTGCATCAAAAAGATCACCGGTCCACTCGCAAAACAACACTACGAACGAGTCAACCTCGCAACCGGCGAGATATTCCAACTCACGCCAGAAATGGCACGAATGAGCCTCAAACCAGGCATCGGAGCCACCTACTTCGACAGGTACAAACGCGAAATCTACTACGCACGAGACGGCTGCGTACAGCCAGGAGGGAAAACACTCAAACCACCACGATATTACGACAAACGACTAGCAGAACACGACATCAAACAAGCATGTGAGATAGAAACCAACAGAATACTGGACGCACAAACACGACAGGAGGACAACACTCCAGACAGACTCAACATCAAAGAACATATAGCACTAGAACGACAGAAACAGAAGCAAAGGAAATTATAAATGATACTCAACATATTCGCCGTCAGAGATATAAAAACAGATCAATTCGCAAATCCAATGTTCCTAGTCAACGCACTACAAGCAATCAGACACTTCGCAGACGAAGTCAACAGAGTAGATAACGACAACATACTCAACAAACACGCCGACGACTTCGAGCTGTACCACCTCGGCACCTACGACACAAATAATGGCCTCTTCCAAACCAACACACCAAAACAGATCGCAACCGCAAGCGAACTGAAGAAACAGTAACTCATCCCTGAGCACGGGTCCGGGCATCCTTGCCCGGACCTTCTTCACAACACAAAAGGATCACCAACATGTACGGCAACGACTTCCGAGCACCCAGAGTCGACGTCCACCAATTCGCCATGATACCCAGAGCGGAAATACCCCGCTCCGTCTTCCGCCGACAGTCACAACACAAGACCACAATCAGCGCAACATATCTATATCCTGTGTTAATCGACGAAGTACTACCAGGAGACACCTTCAACTGCACCATGACAGCATTCTGCAGGATGGCCACACCAATCTACCCGATCCTCGACAACATCCAACTCGAATCCTGGTTCTTCTTCGTACCCAACCGCATCCTATGGCAACACTGGGTCAATTTCTGCGGAGAACAACCACAATCACCGTCCGACAGCACCAGCTACGCAATACCAACCATCGTATCACCAGCCAACGGCTTCACCGCCTTCAGCATCTACGACTACTGCGGCATACCCGGCGTAGGACAGATCACCGCGGGCAACACAACAACTACCAACGCACTACCACTCCGCGCCTACAACATGATCTGGAACCAATGGTTCCGAGACCAAAACCTCGACACAGCAACCGGATTCGGAGCGACCAACACCGTATACGACCTCGGCGACGGACCAGACCCATATACCAACTACAACCTACTACCCGTACGCAAACGACACGACTACTTCACCAGCTGTCTACCCTGGACACAGAAAAACGCAACACCAATCACACTACCACTGGGGACGAGCGCCATCGTCAAAACTAGCAACTCCCAAGACTACACCGCGTCCTCACAACCCATGTGGTTCCGCAACACCACCGGAGCCGTACTACCAGCGGGCAACCAAACACTCGGGGTCGAAGGCAACAACTCCACCGGAGCACCACTCGCCGCTTTCACCACCGCACCAACCGGCACAGCAACCACACTCTATCCAACAAACCTATATGCAGACCTCTCAACCGCCACAGCAGCCACCATCAACCAAATCAGACTCGCTTTTCAAACTCAACGGCTACTCGAAAGAGATGCACGTGGAGGTACACGTTACCAAGAACTCATCATGTCACACTTCGGAGTCCACCCACTGGACTCTCGCCTACAACGCCCAGAATATCTCGGAGGAGGAGTTACTCCAGTCAACATATCCCCAGTTCCTCAAACTACTGGCACAGGAGCTACCGGCACTACAGCACCACTGGGAACCCTCGCCGCCGTCGGCACCTCCATCGCGCGCAACCACGGCTTCCGACAATCCTTCACCGAGCACGGATACATACTCGGACTCATCACCATCCGACAAGACCAAAGCTACCAACAAGGACTCCGACGCATGTGGACCAGGTCAACCCGCTACGACTTCTACTGGCCAGTCTTCGCCATGCTCGGCGAACAGTCCGTCCGAAACGACGAAATATACTGCATCGGCGGCATCAGCGGCCAAGACCAACTCACCTTCGGCTACCAAGAACGCTGGGCAGAATACCGATACCTGCCCTCCCAAATTTCAGGAGCGTTTAGAAGCACTTATTCAACACCTCTGGACGCGTGGCACCTCTCACCCAAATTCACCGCGCTCCCAGCACTCAACACCGCCTTCATCCAAGACAACACCTCCACAAACCTAACACGCACACTCGCCGCCGGGGCCTCAGCTGCAAACGAGCAATTCCTCTGCGACCTACTATTCGATATCAAGTCCGCACGACCAATGCCCATGTACGGCGTCCCCGGACTCATCGACCACTTCTGAAGGAAACTATCCTATGCGGAAATCACGGCACAAATCGCCCGCCAAAGCGATGTGGTACCAACGCAAATCCACCGGACGCTACAAGCCACGACCACCCAGGAAACGCAAATGAACCAACACAACATGGTCTGGGCCATGATGTACGCCACACTCGTCGGCATCGACCGACACCCAGGCAACCTCTACTCCTGGAACAAGCGAGGCACAACCAACAAGCTCGACGAGCTCGCCAAGCTCGCCGACCGCATGCTCTGGGAATACCACACACGATTCGGAGACCAAAAATGCCACTTTTCATCGGAGGACTCGTCGGAGGACTCATCACAGCAGGCACTAGTATTTTCGGAGACGAAACCCAGCAACAATCCGCTCAAGACACCAACGCAACAAACCTCCAAATCAACCAAAACAGCCTGAACAACGCCAACTACCAACAAGCACTCGCACAAAACTTCAACGCCAACCAGGCAGCCATCGCACGCAACTTCAGCGCGCAACAGGTCCAGCAGCAAGAAACCTTCCAACAACAGGAACTCGGCCAGGTCGAAAACTACGACACCACCATGTCCGACACCGCCATGCAACGACGCGTCGCCGACCTCCGAGCAGCTGGAATCAATCCACTACTAGCAGTCAGCCAAGGAGGCGCCAGCGCACCAACCGTCGCAGCACCCTCAGGCAACATCGCCAGCGCACCCTCGGCCAGCTCACCAGGAGGCTCTACACCAGGTCAAATCCCCATGCAAAACACGGGCGCCGTCTGGGGAAACCTCGGCGGCCAAATGGCCAGCGCACTGGAAGCCACCAAAGCAGGAGCCAGCATCGACCTACTGAAAGCACAGACCAACAAGCTCAACGCCGAATCAGGCCAGGAGATACCAGCACAAGTAGACTACCTCAAGTCCATGACAGGCCTCACCGACGCCAACGCCAAGCAGGCCTACTACAACACCACCAAAATACAGGAAGAGATTTATGGCCAAAGACTCTCGAACGACCAACTCCGCGATATCACAACCCAACTCGGAGGCCAAAACCTCGAAGTCCTCAGAGCAACCCGAGACGCCCTCATCAGCGCCGCCAACTCCGACGCCACAGCAAAATCCCTCGGACTACAGCGTCTTAGAAACCTCAACGAGATCGAATCCTCCAACTACGGAAAAATCCTCGACCTACTCAACGCAACACTACAACCCGTCGCTACCGCCGCGGGAGCCGTACGCTAGAATCAACTACCGAGGACATAACAACTACGACACCAAGGCTGCTTCCGACGAGGCAACAATGCCACCCGAGCACTACGGAGAATCCATGACCATACAAGCACAGGCGGAAGACGCCGACATCAACGTCCTCATGCGCCGCTACGGCATCACCGGCAAAATGCCCGACAACCCACGCATCCCAATGTACGGAGACTTCCTCGAGGTACGCGACTACCGAACCGCCCTCGAAGCAATCCGACAAGCCGACGCCGACTTCATGGAGATCCCAGCCGAGATCCGAGCCCGTTTCGACAACGACCCACAACGCTTCCTCGAATTCTGCTCCGACGAAGCAAACCGAGACGAGTTAAGCAAGCTCGGCCTACTCAAACCAGCTCCGCCACCCGTCGTACCTTCAGCTGACGCTCAAGCCATCATCCAGGCACTCAAACCGGACAGTTCTACGGCGCCGACGGCGCCCAAGAACCCTCCGGTCACCTAGCACACTTAGCATCAAGTAATATGTGTGTGCTAGTGCGACCGTGACCTATTGGCCCGGCGTTAGCCGGGCCCTTTTTTACCACAAGGATCAACCACTTATGCGAGGCACTCCCATCCGAAAGGCCGTAAACAAACACAAATCAGCGGCCCACTTCCGAAACAACGTCCGAAAAACCCACATCCGCAACGTCAAAGT